TTGAACCTGATGAACCACTAGTTCCACTTGAACCAGATGTTCCAGATGAACCAGAGTTGCCGCTTGTTCCTGAAGAACCAGAGTTGCCGCTTGTTCCTGATGAACCTGAGTTGCCGCTAGTTCCTGAAGAACCTGATGTTCCTGAAGAACCTGAGCTACCACTTGTTCCTGATGAACCGCTTGAACCAGATGTTCCACTTGAACCAGATGTTCCTGAACTACCTGAGCTACCATTTATTCCACTAGTTCCTGAGCTGCCGCTAGTTCCACTTGAACCTGATGTCCCTGAAGAACCTGAACTTCCGTTAGTTCCTGATGAACCACTTGAACCTGATGTTCCTGAGCTTCCGCTAGTTCCACTTGAACCAGATGTTCCTGAAGAACCTGAGTTGCCGCTTGTTCCTGATGAACCGCTTGAACCAGATGTTCCAGATGATCCTGATGAACCGGAAGTTCCACTTGAACCCGAATTACCGCTAGTTCCTGAAGAACCAGATGTTCCTGAAGAACCTGAATTTCCAGAAGTACCGCTAGTACCAGAAGTACCTTGTATATAACTTATAGGAGTATAAGTAAATGTTCCTGAACCCGAGTTATAAGTTACAAAAGAATTTGGATTTGAAGATTGACTTAACCCAATTACTACAAAAGGATTTGAACCAGAAATTATTAATGAACCTGTAATTACGGCTGAACCAGAAAATGGAAAACCTGTTCCTGATCCTCCAGAAGATGTTACATAAACTGTTATTCCAGTAATACTAGATGATGTAAAAGTGGATAATTGAACAGATCCACTAAAATTAATTACAGGAACACTAGAACTTACTAGCGTTCCATTTTGATATATATCAATAGTACCACTACCACCATTATTGGGGGTTTGAAAAACACCTATTGGTACCTGATCTAAAAATCTAATTTTTGCCATTTAATATAAATATTAAAAATTACCCAATTGTAGTTGATCTGTTTTTAGCTTCTGTGCTACTTATATCTCCAATTACGTCTCCACCTTCTTGACCATTAATAAATGTAGCACGATCTTTAAGACGAACAGGATCTGTTGTAATAATTCTATTACCTTCAATAGCACCTTCAAATATACCTGTATTGTTAGTTGCTTCTACAGAGAATATGATTTTTGCTTTATCGTTATATTTTATAACAGTATTTAAATCTCTTTGTAATACATCAGGAATGATGTATCCATTTAATTTTACAGTAAATGTACTACGTACCATTCTTTCATCATTTACATTTAATTCAGTTTGAAAACTAAAAGAATCAATCATTGCTCTAAATTGAAATAATTGAGGATCACCCCAATAAGCATCAGAAGCGTATTCAATTGCTTCTACAATTTTATTTAATTGTTCTACATAATAAGTAAATACAGTACATGAATATGTTACTGTTAAATAGTCAGGCATTACTACTGCGTAATGTGTTTTAACAGGAATCCTATTATTTAATACATTAAAATTGTCATATGCGTTTTTTGGATTATATTTTTTAGTAAATACACCAAAATTATTAGGATTATTAGCATCTAATTTATTAGCAATAGTTCTATTTTTATCTATAGATTCGCGTTTAAAAGCTATTAAAGGTGCTTGTATTTTACCTAATTGATCTCTATAATAACCATCCTTTTGATATGATTTCATTTTCTCAGGAGAAGCATATATTACAGGAACTGGTAATCGTTGTCCATTTTGTATTACAGTAGGTTTAATTACATTTTGAAAATAATAAAATATTGATTCATCAATATCTTTAATGCCTATTGAAAATGGTTTTGTATTATCACCTTTAAATGATACATTTAATGATCTATTAGTTCTTCCAGTTTCAACAGCATAATTAGGATTTCCTACTTCTTTATCAAAAGATTTATGTTGTTGAACACTAAGTTCTCTTTGGGTTGGTGGTATTGGTTTTCTAGTTTTAGCCATTACATTCTTGATTTAATAATATTCAATCTATCTGAGGGAACGTAATGACAATCACATCTTACTTCAACATTGTATCCAAAATTTTCTAATCCTGGGTTTAATGGATTTTGTCCGTATCCGTCATAATAAGGATATTGTGGATCTTTACCCATAAAAAATTGAGTAGCATTTGTATTATCTACTTCCCAATAACCATTTTGATATGCTATTACATCTCCTACTTCAGGATGTAAATTAGCACCATATAAACTACCTGTGTTAAAATCAGGGAATTTATTTAATAAATCATCACGTAAAAAGTAAAATGTCATAGTCCAAGTAAAATCAACTCCTAAATCACTTACTGGTGCTTCTTGAGGACCTACTTCTATACGAGAAAATAATATAACAGGATCAGCAAAGTTTCTACCTTCAACTGATTCACCATACATGTTTGTTTTAGTAGTTGTAATATTGTATTTGTAATATATTATCTCTTGAGAAACAATATTCCCCATTAATTCACGATTAATATTTCTAAAAAATGAAATGTCGCGACTTTCGCCATATAATGCCATATTATCCTATAAAAATTGTCATTGGTACATTGTTAATTTCAGCAACACGAGCTACTGATTCTGCTGCTCTTCTTTCAAGTAATGCTTGACGTGAGGTTTGATCAAAATATTCTCTTAATCTTAAAATTAAAGCATCTTTAGCTGCTTGAGATGATGATAATAAGTCTTGTTGATTTAAAGTTACATCACCCCCAGGTATTGGAATAGTAGAATATTTTCCTCTAACATATCCTAACATTTCTTTAGCTAATGCTAAAGTATATTCAAAAATCCAACTTCTACCTATTGAATTTATTTGAGTATATACAGGATTAACATAAGGTACATTTGAAGTATTTGTAATTAAATTGTCTCCATTAGCAAAAGCAGCATTAATTCTGTCTTCTATTTTAATACATTCAAATACTAAATAATGACCTAAAAATCCATCAAGTTCACTATCAAATCCATCAACTAAACCTGTTCCAGGAACTGGGAATACACTTATAATATTATTTACTAATTCAAAAGTATAATTAGATAGTGTTACTGTATTTTGCATTTCAATAGCATTTATATTCTGCATAGTAAAACTAGTTGGCATCATCATATAATTTGTATAACCATATCCTAAACCATAAACACCTGCTGCTGGAACACCTCCTAAACCACCTGGTCCTGTACCTAACATTGGAGAATATAATTGATTAATTGCTGGAGGTGGTTGGTAAAATACTCTTTTTATTTCAATACCACCTATAATACCTTCATCTATTGCCCATTGTTTTAAATCATATCTTTGTTGACCAGCTGTTAAAGCTAAGCGTCCTTTATAATAAGTTATATTACCACCAACACCTGCTTCTTCACCATATTGTTGAGATAATCTAACAATTGTTGCAAATGTTGGAGTTATTAATGAAGTATTTACATTTGTATTAGTTGATGCACCTTCAAAACTTAAGTAATTATCTCTTGTTTGAAATGCATATAATTCATTACCATAAACTGTTGTTGCTTCTTCAAATCCAGCCCAAAAATTAATATCTTGTAATTCAATATTTTCAATAGGATATCCTAAACGTAAAGCACAAAAATTAGCTACTTTATTAGCATCTGTTTGAAATTGAACATCATTATCATAAAACCCAAATGGTGTAGGTGAAGGTAATGATCCAGTATAATAAAATGTATTATATACTGTTGTAAATGAACTCGAACCGGGCCAAATAGGAATGTTTGCCATAATTTAATTAGTTTGTTAAAATGTAATATTCTATAGAAGCCGCACTACCTGATGGTTCTATTTTAACTGATTTAATATCATTAAATAATAATCCTGTAGTACTACCTGTTATTTTACTTGTAGAAAGTAAAAATGAACTTCCTGTTGCTATTAAATAACTCATAGCTTCTGTTGAAGAAGATACAATTAGTTTAATAGGTACAACTGTTGAATTATTTGTAATTCTACCATATTGAAAACTACTTGATACAAAAGTACCTGCTCCAGGTACACTATCCATTGAAAATATAGTTGTTACTGATCCTGTAGGGATACTTAAAATTCTATTATCAATGTAATTAATATTGTTAATTGTTTGAGTAACAGATGATCCAACATCATCTCCATTAAGAGTTAACTGTTCAATTATTTTAAAAGTAAAATTCGCCATTGTTTTTTAGTTATAAATATTAAAATAAAAAGGAAAAAGCCACTCTAATGAATGGCTTTAATACATTATTATTCTAAATATTTAATCTCTAAATTCCTCGTAAATTTTAAGAATTTCTTCTACTATTTCGTGGCGGTGATTTTTCTTTAATACAATTATTCTTACACCTTTAATTCTTGATTCTAGATTGTTAAAAAATCCTATACCAGAATCTTTTTTACTTTTTAAATCTACTTGGGATATGTCTCCACAAAATACAATTTTACCACCTTTACCTAAACGACCTAACATCATTTCGGTTTGTGAGTGTGTTATGTTTTGACATTCATCTACAATAACAAATGATTTAGGAAACGTTCTACCTCTCATAAATGCAAATGGCACAATTTCTATTTGACCATCTATTACTAATTTATCAATTTTTTCTTTATCGTATAAAAGATATAAATTAGAATAAATAGGTGCTAACCAAGGATCCATTTTTTCTTTTAAATCACCAGGTAAAAAACCAATTTCTTCTTTAGATACTGTAGGACGAGTAATAATAATTTTATCTAATTCTTTCTTAAATACCATATCTAGGGCAATTTGACATGCTAATAATGTTTTACCACTACCTGCCATACCTTTAATAAGTGTTACTGGATTATCTAATATTATTTGTTTAGCTTCTTTTTGTTCAGCATTTAAATCAATTTTAAATTTGATTGGACCTTTTGGTCTAGTTTTGTTTTTAAAAACTTCGTCGTCGTATTTTGGT